TTTTACAATAGGAGATGTATAGCTACTTATAACCGTAGTAATTACTGTGTAAGTATCATTGTAGAATGATGTAGACAAAAATACATATTGTTCACCTGTAGTACTGTTCATTGAGTTTGGAGACATATATCCCCATTGAATCAATAATCCATCTTCATATTTTCGATAACCGTTTTGTCCTAAGTTTTGCTCTTTAATTTGAGCAGCCTTAGTTCCGAGAGAACTTTGCCAAATTACAAGCAATAAAAGTAATACCAATTTTCTACTAAATCTATCCATAATCAAATTGATGTTATAATATTTCTATTTCCAACGGCCTATAGCTATCCAAAAGAATTTCCAAGAAGTAGGATATACTACATTACCACTTGTATATGTCATACCACCTTTGAAATAAGTAGTAGCTTTAGTGTTAATATAAGGGCATAAAACGACGGATTCAGCAGTAACGGCATATTCTGCACACATTGATATTGAATAGTAAGTGTTAAAAAAAGACGTAGAAAAAAAATAATTAGTAGCCCCTGAATACCCACCACCATATCCCCACTGAATCAATAGACCATCTGGTAGCTTATAATATCCATTTTGTCCAAGGTCCTTTGTCGTAACATTGGAAAAATCTTTTAACGCACAATTTGTCCCGAGAGAACTTAGGTGAATTAAACTACATTTTGAGTGATTTCTTTTAAATATTTTTCATTTTGATTTATTTCGTGACAATGCCGTTGATGTTGCGTGTAATATATTATTTTATCAATGATTCGTCTATCATTTCCTTACTTTTATGCCTATTATTCAATACATTTCTATTTGATGTTTATATTTTATGATATAATTCTAAGGACATGGTAACTTTATATAATGATGATAAGGAAATAAAAATCGAAGTAAAAGATGAAAGCTACTCTTATGAAGCTATCATGGGAGAAGATACACTCACTTTGTATTTTTCTCATCCGGGGTATATTGAAATTCCGGTTGGCTCCTGGTGTGACTTCTACGGGAAGCGTTATTCTTTGAAGAAGGATAGCAATTTCAAGAAGAACGGTGAACGTAACTTCGAATATACACTGATTCTTGAAACAAGCAAGGCTGATACGACGTTATGGAAAGTACGCCATACCGTTGACAGAAGTATTAAGTTCTCATACACAGCTAAGGCACACGAACATCTACGTCTACTCGTTGAGAACCTGAACCGCCGGAGTACCGGTTGGAAAGTCGGTAACTGCATTGAGGGAACGGAAAAAGTAATCAACTACAATCACACCTATATTATTGATGCTTTAAACCAGCTAGCAGATACGTATGAAACAGAATGGCAGATTACCGAAGAAAACAATATAAAAACGGTTCATCTGCGTAAAGTTGAGTACAACAAGGAGAATCCTTTGAAACTGTCGTATGGTAAAGGTCACGGATTTAAGGTCGGCGTTGGTCGCGAATCCGGGGATATTCCACCCGAAATCATCCTTGTTGAAACCTCTGATCGTAACATTGATTACTCAACATACGGAGCTAAGAACCTGTTACTCCCAAAATCAAAGACCCTTGTTTACGAAGGACGGACGTATAAAACTGATGCGGACGGGACTTGTGTTACGCGTGCTGACAAAGAACTTGCTACCGCCAAGGAAGATAGCTTGGATTGCACGGCTATTTATCCTTCCCGTGTCGGTACCGTCAGTTCTGTGATTGAAGTCAACAAAGAGAATAACTTCTTTGACTTTGTAGACAAAGACATTCCCGAAGAGTTAAATTTCGAAGATTGTCTCATCGCTGGAGAAAGTATGACTGTCATTTTCCAAACAGGTACGCTTACCGGCAAAGAGTTTGAAGTAAAGTACATTCATGAAGCGAAAGACAAGAAAGAGGCACGTCGATTCGAAATTGTACCGCAGGAAATCGACGGTATAACCATGCCAGAGCCGGAAGTCTGGCGTCCAAAGGTTGGTGATACATACGCAGTGTTCGGAATTCAATTGCCGAAAGCTTATATCTGTAACGATAGCACACAAACGGGTGCGAGCTGGGAAGCTTTCAAGGAAGCAGCAAAATACCTGTATGAACATGAAGATAAATCATTTGTATTCATTGGGACATTGGACGGCATCTGGGCGAAAAAACGCTGGTTACAGATAGGTGGAAAGATCATGCTAGGTGTATATGTGAACTTCTCCGATACACAGTTTCATCCAGAAGGTTCTCTTATTCGTATAATCGGAATCAAGCGCTATGTTAATAATCCATATTCTCCGGAAATAGAGTTGTCAAACGAACCGGTCGGTACATCTGTTTCAAGTGATCTGAATAAGATTGAGACGAACAAAGTGGAGGTGGATGCCAAGCATAAGGACGCCCTGCAGTTTACTAAACGTCGGTTCCGTGACGCAAAGGAAACGATGTCTATGCTTGAAGATGCACTGTTGAACTTCTCCGGTTCTGTCAATCCAATAACCGTTTCAACCATGCAACTGCTTGTAGGTGATGAAAGCCTGCAATTCCGTTTTGTTAATTCAAAAACGAATCCGGCACAGGAATCTCACAATATCACCTATAACGCCAATACTAAGATACTGAACGCTCCAGCAGGAATCATTCAGCATTTGACACTCGGTATTAGTTCTCTTTCTTCTTCTCATAAGGCAGACGAATATAAGTACTGGGATATGGCTGAATACAATTCTCCGGCACTCATTGACCCGAACAAGAAGTATTATCTATATGCTAAAGTTGGCAAGGAGAATCAAACCGGAACATTCCTCTTGAGTGAAACTGCTATTAAAATGGAACAGATAGCTGGATATTATCATTTACTCACTGGAGTGCTTAACAGCGAGTATGAAGGTAGTAGAAGTTTTGTTCAGCTATACGGATTTACTGAAATTCTGCCGGGCCGCGTAACAACAGAAAGAATCCTTTCGCCGGACGGTGATACATATTTCGATCTGGTAAAAGGTGAGATAGGCGGTAACATTCAAATAAAATCTGTCTGAATGGGAAGATGCTCATCAGGAAATAAAGGATGCAGCTAAAGCGGCCAAGGATGCTGCTGATTCAGTGGAAGGACTTCATAATTATGTGGATGGAGCCTTCGCTGACGGAATTATAGACGAAGCAGAAGCAAAAGCTATTGAGAAGTATATCAATACTGTCAACAATACCAAACAGGCTATCGAAGCAACTTACAATAAACTCTACACGAATGTTTATTTATCCGGTCCTGCAAAGATTAGTTTGCTTAATGCTAAGGTTAATTTAATGGGGAGTATTGAAAGCCTGATTAATGCTATCAATACGATCATCGCTGACGGACAGGCCACTGTAGAGGAAAAAAGAGAGGTAGATAATAAGTTTACTCTGTTTAATTCAGCCTTAGCGACTTTCAACACAGCTGTTGAGGAAGCTAATAAGGCAATACAGGATAAACTAAAGGAATATTCCGACGAGGCACTGAAACAAGCGATACAAGCTTTAGAGGACGCTGCGAACGCAGCCAAGGCCGCGCAAGATGCAGCCGATTCAGTCGATGGCTTACATGACTACGTAGATGGAGCTTTTGCTGATGGTATTATTGACGGGGCGGAAGCGAAAGCAATAGAGAAGTATCTGAATACAGTTAAGAATACGAAATCTGCCGTTGAAGCTACATATAATAAACTATACGTGAATGCCTATCTGGAAGGCTCTGCTAAAACAGATCTACTTAATGCTAAGGTTTCTTTGTCAGGTGCAATTGATAATCTTATTGCTGCAATAAATACGGCTATTGCAGATGGACAAACGACTGTTGAGGAAAAAAAGAATGTAGATGATAAGTTCGCTTTATTCAACTCTGCTTTAGCCAGTTTCAATACAGCTGTTGAAGGAGCAAACAAAGCTATTCAAGACAAACTGAAAAGCTATTCAGATGAATGTACTGCTGATTTGAAAGTGCTCAATACTCAAATCTCCGCACAAGTAACTCGAGTTGATAGCTTGACGCAGCGGATAGATACTGCCGGATGGATTACCACAGCAGACGGTAATAAGATATATGCTTCTAAAGAACTGGAAAACGGCAATACGCTTATATCTTATATTAACCAGGCAGCCGGAGAAACAACGATTCATTCATCTAAAATTAATTTGGAAGGTGCTGTTACAATTACCGCACTGCATAGTGATCTGCAGACAATGATTAATTCTAAGATTGATCGAGACGGATTGGGTAATTTGGCATTTGAGGATGCCGTGGAGTATGCGAAACTAGGCACTACCATCGTTGTAGGTGGATATCTAAATACTGACTATATTCGTGTGAAACGTATTGATGCGGACGGCGCAAAGGTTGGAGGATTCACGATTGATAACGGTCGGTTAGTCTGGAAAGCAGGTGATTATTTCGGAGATATTTCCCGCAGCCTGAAATTGGGATATAGCACCAACTCGAAAGAAGGTGTAGTACATGTTACTTTCAATCCAGCCACGGATGGTAATTTCGGTATTTCCGCTATTGGGGCTGGTTTTGGAGGAAGTTCTGCGATTTATGGATCTGCTAATCTTAAGACTCCTAAATATCCCGATAATTATATTTATGCGGGTTTCTTCGATGGCAACGTAAGGGTACTAGGAGATGTAACGGCAAATGGATTCTTTCCGAGTAATGGCAATGGGGGGTATTGGTCTGTTATTTCAGATAGCACAATTACACTTTTAGATCCTTCTACACGAGGAAAGACTTTGCATATAGTAAAAGGGTTAATCGTTGAAATAAAATAAAAATTATGAAAGTAAATCTAAACAGAAACTTACTCGACTTTAGAGGTCGGGAGTTTGTCGAATTGGTGAATGGTAAGGAAAGTAAGAAATCTCTTCGTGATTTGGTGGCAGAGGCATTATTTGCAGCAGGCTCTAATCCACAGAAGAATATGGAAACTTCCAAGAAATTACGAGCATATAAAATGCTACAACAGATTATTAACAATCGTGGAGTACTTGATATTGAAACGGAAGATGCTGCTCTATTAAAAGAAATTTGTGGAGAGTATCTTACTGCAGGTACGTACGGACAAATTTATGATTTAATAGAAGGAGGAAACAAGGAATGAACATCACAGCAACTAACAGTACTGCAACAACTAAGGTTACAGACACTATCAGAGTTAAATACAGAATATCAACCCGTGGTACCGAAGCGGTGAAAGATATTACTGCCGAGATTGTCAAAGATGAAACGACTGTCGGCTTCTTCAATATTTCGCGAAATGGAGTAACCGGATTCTCGCTACATGAGGATCATGGGCTAACCTCTGGCGAAGTGAAACAAGTATTTCAGACAGCTATTGATGATTGTAGCGAGGTATTAAAATAAAGTATTAATATTTTAGATTAAAATGATATGGATTATTTCAAAAACTTACTTATTGGATTGGTTACCGGCATAGCTGCTTATCTCAATCCTATTTCTGGGGAGATCAAAAGTCTTATTGCTGTATTTGCCCTCAATTTCATTTGTGGACTGCTTACTGCACTCCTTATCAATCATGAGAGTTTTTCTTTTAAAAAGGCTTGGAGGTGTATCGTAGAAGCAACTATTTTCTTTGCCTTGGTTAGCTGCATCTACTTTATTGGTGAACACAAAGGAAATCCGGAAGGTGCGCTACAATGTGTTTCATTTATTACGTATAGCGTTTTCTATTTCTACGGGGTAAATATTCTAAGGAATATCAAAGAAATTCTACCCAACTCTAGTAATGGCTATAAGGTAGTAGCTTTCTTGCACTATGTATTAAGTGTCGAGTTTATAAAGAATATCCCTTACTTAACGAACTACTTACAAAAAGGAGGTGCAAAATGATTGAAGTTTTGGAGTTTATTTTTCAAGATTCTTGGCATTGGCTAGGAACAGCCATTTTGATAGCTATCATTTTTCGTGTCAATTTGGTAAAGATTGGTCCAATAACAAAGAATAAGGAGGAGAAGAAATGAAGAAAATTGATGCAATTATCATCCATTGTTCGGCAACACGTGCCGGACAGGATTTGCGGGCGAAGGACATTGACCGGATGCACCGGGCTCGGGGATTCAATCAGATCGGTTATAACTTCGTCATTGACTTGGACGGAATGATAGAGAACGGTCGCCCGCTTTCCATCGACGGGGCACATTGCAATACGAAAGGTTTTAGTGATTCATCCTATAACAGACATTCCATTGGTATCTGTTATATCGGTGGTCTGGACGCATCAGGAAAGCCGGCAGATACGCGTACAATTGCTCAAAAAGCTAGTTTGCGGCAATTAGTTGCTAAACTCTGTAAAGAGTATCCCATAATCGAAGTACTCGGGCATCGGGATACTTCGCCCGACTTGAATGGTAGCGGAGAGGTAGAACCTGCAGAATACATTAAAGCGTGCCCCTGTTTTGATGTGCGTTCTGAGTTTACCAACTTTTTGCGTAATACAGTAGTTCGACCATGAAGGCTCTAATCTATATAACCATGTTCCTGATGTCGGGAATATGGTTTGCTTCATGCAAGACTTCTCGCAATATTGAGATGCATAAACAGGTTGATTACTCCAGAGAGTTTCAATATCTCCGAAATGTTATTGAATCACTACGCCTAGATGTGAATAAGCAAACGAAGATTACATCAAAGAAATTAAGCGATCTGAAAATTGAGAATAAGACAGTAGATTTGTCCCCTCCTGATTCGTTGGGTAAGCAGTACCCTATACGAGAAAGTACGACTACGGCTTCAAAGAAAGAACAGGAGAATATGAAAATAGATGAAACCATGCTGCTAACTATGCAGCTTTTTTCTAACCGACTTGATACGATTAGTAATAAGGTCGATGCTATGCTAGATCAGAAAGAGAAGTTAGTTGAACTATCGTGGTGGAATTTACACAAACTGGATGTATATGCAGCTGCATTTGGACTAATTATTATTGGATTTAAGATATATAAGGTAGGAAAAAAGTAGTATATTTGCCTAATATTTATATGGATATGGCAAAAAAAAATGTAGCAAATAATAACAAAAGCAATGTAGATATTGTTAAGGAAATAATGATATATATCGGTGCTATAGTCACAGTTTTTGGTATTGGATATAAAGCTGGATGTTTTTATATGGAAATAAAGTGTACAGAAAAATATATTCAAGAGATTGGACATTTACAAAAAGAGCGTGAGAATTTAAAATCGGAATTGGATTTATGCCGAAATAGTAATACATCTGTGACAAGAGAAGAGTTTGAAGAATTGAAAAGTAATATGAATAAATACAATAAACAATATGAAGTTAAAAATTGAATATAGCAAAATATTTGGAGGAGTGTCCATTGTCTTAATCATCAGCCTTTTTGCCTCCTTGATTGTACTTTTCGATTATTCAGATTCACTTAAAATTGAGCTTGCAAATAGAGATTCTTTAATTGAGAATTTGAATAAAAAAGACTCAATATTGCAAGAATCAATAAAGGTCGTGGATACTATAAGAAGTGGTAAATCAGAGGTTAATATTAGTGAATTGGTAAAATATGCCAATAGTCTAAGTGACGAAATTTTACAATTGCACAAAAAAATAAACGCACTAAATGATTCTGTTAGATATTACAAGATATACCATGATTTAAGTCAACGGTATTTTAATCATAAGTATGTTGTTACTTCAAATGCAAGCGGAGGGAGAAATTATTCTCTTAATCCAAATGCTGTTAAGAAGAATGTATTGGAAGAGTGTCAAGCGAAATATAATAAAAGTGAAAGGGAAAACATAAAATTAAAAAATCAAATAAGTGAATATCAGCAAGTTCTAAAATGGTATGGAATACAGTTAAATGCGAAAAATGAGAATGAAAGTATAGTATTTCCTAGTCCCTATTATGCCCCCAAAATAGATTCTGCATTTATCTTATTAGAAGTTTATAGAGATAAGTTGAAGTATAATAAAGAAAATAAATCATGGAAGGTGGGTAATAGAGTAACGTTTACCACGATAAAATCAAGTACAGTGAATACATCAAAGATTGATACTGTTGTTTATAGAAATCCGCAACCAGTATCTGAAAAACGCATAAAGTAGAACTTGAGTAAACCTACGAACTATTTATGTTTTAATAAACTTAGCAGTTTACTTATTCACAAACAAATTATTGCCCCGTCTCCCTGATTCGGGGTTTTTCTTTTGCTTATCTCATTTATATTTCGTATATTTGTGTACAGACGTGGATGTCTGTTGTATCATCTCTCTACAGAAAAGTTGCTAATTTTCGAAAGCGAGAGACAATACGCTATTTACTCCAAAAGGAATGAGCCTCGACTAAGTGTAGTCGGGGCTTTTTTATCTACTATTACTAATGAGAATCTGGAAAGTTCGATAGAATAGAAATAATTTCTCATTTTATGTACATCAGTAGGAATAAGTAGTATCTTTGTCGTGGAATCCCATAATTCCAAATCCGCGACGGCGGAATTTTGCCCTGACTGAATAGCCGGGGCTTTTTTATTTGAATAACTTTCTATACTTTTGTCGAAAAAATAAATGCTATGTCTGAAGAAAATAAATACGATCACGATTCCGTTCAGGAACTACTTACTTGGGCGAAAGAAACGCTTAGTAATAAATCATATCCTGATGGCAAATTTCAAATCAATAAAGCAACTACAGTACTAGACTGTGCTTCTTTTCTGTCATCAATGATACAAATGATTTCAAGGAACTGGGAGAATCCTACATTTTATCCTACTATCGACCAGCTGCGGGAATTTAGGACGAAAATAACAGAGATGCATTAATTAATGCAATATATTTATAATACAACAAGATATGGGAGAAAGACAAACCTTATTAAAATCAATTACAGAGGATATATACAGTGGTTCATTGATAAAATCTCCAAAGTTATCAATCTTTGAGATTGAATATTCTGGGCTAATAAATGAGGTGGAAAGAGTTTATTCAGCATTAGGAGGAACTTCTGAACAAATACCCATAAACTATGGTTCCTGGGATATTTCATTGAAAGACTTTTGTATTGAGCTTGACGAAGAAAGACATTTCAATCGATACCGACTTGAGACATTGGCTTCTTCTATCTACAATGATTTTCCCTTTTTTTCAGTTTCTAATTATAGAGAATATTGTTTAACAAAAGAAGAACAATGTTTAAGAGCTGCAAGTTGGGGAAATAATTGGAAAACAAACTCTTCTGATAAACATTTTGTTGTTAGTGGAGATTATGGTGATTTATCAGAAAATGGCAGTTCCAGATGGAGGCAAAGGGCTTTTTATGATTTCATAAAAGATTTGAATTCAGTTATAAGAAAAGTTCCTGTATTACGTATTTCTATATATGATACTTATAATGGTAGTACAGTAAATGAGATGCTAATTAAAAAGGATGTTCGTAATTTGAAAGCGTTCTTGAAGGATTTAAGAAAAAATATTTAGATATAGGTGAGGTAGCTTATTCGGCTACCTCTTCAATTATAAATAGTCTTCTCCCAATCGTCTAACACGGTTACATCCCAACGAGGAAGATCCGGATTAATATAGGTGACAGATTTACCATATACAGAGAAACTTTTGCCGATAAACTTACTTATTGCTTCATCCTCTCCTTTTTGCAAACTGATATTCATAAAGACATGCATTTCATCCCAGTTGGTTGGCCCAATGAACAAAGATTCAATGAGCCTACCTTTAACTGGAGCACCGACAACCTGGTCTTTTATTCGCTCAATGAGAGCAATTGCTTCTTCAAATGTCATATAAATAATTTTAGAACAAAGATAGCAAAAAGACAACTATTCTCTGTCATTCAATATACGATCTATTTTTGCAGAAAACTTTCAGTACGACTTCATAGAGATTTGGTATCCCCCACTACACTTCTACTAAAAAAGATATTTCCTTAGTTCTTCGATTGCCTGTGATGCGCTTCGGACTACCACGTACTTATTACGGCAACTTTCAGCCTGTTTTTGAAATTCTTTTTGATATTCTGATTGTTTCCCCACCTTCGTTTTAAACTCTATACAGAGAGAAGCAAAGCCCTTTTTGGGAATAAGTACGATCACATCAGAAACACCAGGCTTTACTCCTTGACGTTTCAGGTTAGCAGCTTCACGTATATGACGGCTTCCACCGTTCGGAACGGCAAATATAAGTTTGTCAGGTATATTAGGAAAATATAGAGGAATAAGTTTAAAAAACTCTGTTTGTATGCGAGCTTCCTCGTTATTATGTACTTCTTTTGAACGTGGAGGATTACGCTGATCTGCATAGCAATTATAACACATAAAGTCGGTACCAGTTTTAATAACCGATACCGTTTCTCTTCCACATAAAATGCACTTTTCTTTAGTCATTATTCAAAATAAGCTAAATTGTATTGGTCTTCTACCTACTACTGCTATCGTTCTCTCATGAATCGGGCACTGCGAAGCATAGGGACATCTCCCTGACATAGCAGAAAGATGCGCTCCATGCCATTCATCCCAATCTGTTACATTATTAGCAGAGAGGAAAGTTATCAGTTTCATGCAGCAGAAGCCACGTTCTTTCTCCTGACCTCCTGCAACTTCGAATAATCCATTACTCTGTGGACGTTTCATTCAATTCTATCTTATTTTGAATGTTAATCTTCTTCTACAAAGGTGTTAGTTGTGTTTATCACACCAGCAGAATCAACACTCTTGCCATCACGAATAAACACTTTCTCACGCATTAGCTCTTCATAGTCGTATCGTGACATTCCGATTACACATACACGCCCATCAACATACAATTTACATTTCATCAAATCGGTTCCTTCGACCGGACCGATAACATCTATTTGAATTGTTCTTTTACTCATAATTAATTTGTTTTACGCTAATTAAAAAGCACCGCCATCACAAACAAATAAAATGGAATCTACAACTCTATTTTTATCCATCCCACCATCTTCCGTTTCACATGAAGGATTTTCCTTGCTTCCTTTCAATATATTCAAATTACCGTCAGCGAAAAGTATGAGATTTTTGGGTTTCTTTCGCATTAATTTCTTTAGATCTTTAATCCACTCTTCTTCTTTTTTCGTTAGCTTTATTATTTCCATGATGTTCCTTTCTGTTCTGTTTTACGCAAATCCTTGATAATTCTTCAATAACTTGCAAGGTTATTACTTGGACTTATCCGTTGAAAAACTTGGTCTTTTAACAAAAGCACATTTCTGTTATGAGGTTATTTATTTATTTTAAATTCAAAAATATTATCTATCAAATTATCCACAAAGACATTATTTAAAGCATCATATTTTTCACTCCAACTTGATTTCTTGTAGTAATCTAAAATCTGGCTTGATGTGCGTTTTATGCTTTTAATGTGCGTATATAGGGGGGACTTATTCAGGTATAACTTGCTAGGAAGTACTTGCAAACAGTAATGTTTTCCAATATCATTGATAATAGGATTATCATTCTGTATCACAAAATAATATTCAATCCCGTATTTTTCAAGCCAATAAGCAATCCTGTATGCAAAATAGCAACATCCACCAGAGTTAATATTATACAGCCTATCTAGTTCATAGGCTGTATAATTCAGTTTTGTAACTACAAATTCCATGATTTACATAAAGTTTACATCACATCTTTTGAAGCAATACATTGCACCAACACGTTCTGCATCAGATATATTTTTCTCTATCCAACTAAACGAAATTTTCTTTTTCATTAGACATTACGCTTACCTATACAGCATTAGGTTCAAGTTTATCTTTTTTACGTTAATAACTTGGATTCAATACATTCACATCGCATTCGTGGCACAAGTTGCATTCCTTCGTTTTATCTCTAAGGCACATAGCTTTAGAATTTGCTTTATTCTTTTCTGCCCATTTTGCACCAGCGATAAAGTCTTTCTGTGTTTCTTTATGTAGAACACCTCTATCTGCAGGATTATACATCTTGTCAGCGTATCTTTTCGCTGCTTCTTCTACTGACTGTTTCATATTTATCTTGTTATTAGTTAATTCTGTCAAGCCAATCACGAACGCATTTTTCCACTTCTTCATAGCTGACAAACGTTCGTTTTTCAACAACTACTAAGTGTCGCATTAATTCACCGCGAATCATTCCTGTATCATCCTTCCAAACGTTTATAGCTCCGTTATTTCCGGAAGAAGTACACGCATATCCCAATTCTAGTGTCGGTTCTATATCGATAGTATCGTTAATCCAATATGCATCAACCTTACGCCTTTTTACTCCCGGAAGCCCGTCTAGTTGACAAAAAGGCTTTTCCTTCTTTACGACTATATTCTTATTCATTTCTTTCTTGTTTTACTCTAATTGATTCGTACATACTTACCTGCGATATTGCAAGCTCTTAATATCTCCGCATTATCTTCACCGAAAGCGATTAAGATACTACCGCAACCGGGAAAATCTCCACGGGTTCCATCTGGACGGAAGAACCTAATCCGGTTGCGCAAAAACTTCATCGCTGTTGCCTTCTCGAATATTACGTCTTGAAACATCTTTGAATCGCAACGATTAAAAAGCAATGCTATGCCGTTACCATGCTCCGCCAACCGTTTAACAAATTTCTCAATAAGCGGACGGGAATAAGGAGGATTAAGCCAAACACGACCTTCCCATTTCCGAGATAATCCATCTATATTCTTGTCGTACATCACAACAGCCGTCCTCCACAATGGATTTAAAGGTGCACATGGGTCTAAATCAAACCTTCCTAACGCATTTATAATTTCTTTTGGCGTGTACCATTCATCAGTAGCAGTAGCCGTTCTTTCAAAGGTTGTATTCATTTCTGTTCTGTTTTACTCTAATTAAAATACACCTCCATCACAGGCGTTAAGAATAATTTCTACTATTCTATCACTTTTCATTCTTCCATTTTCGCCCACTCCATCATTATCATCCTTATCAAGTTTCAAGATATTTAAATTTCCATCAGCAAAGAGAATCAGATTCTTAGGTTTCTTTCGGATTAACTTCTTCAGCTCCTTAATCCATTCCTCTTCTTTCTTCGTTAGTTTGATTATTTCCATAATGTTCCTTATTGATTTGAGTTGAGTTATTCTTCATCAATAAAAATTTGCCTCTTATTATCGGGCCAGCCTTTTCGGATCATAGTTGATATTTTCTTTTTCTGAAGATTATTGAGAGCTTTTTCTTTAGCTTCCTTCTTATCTTTAGCGGATACTATAAATTCAAAAGTGTCTAATTCAATCGTTACACGATATTTTTTCATTTCTAATTTGTATTACGCAAATCCTTGAATATTCTTCAAGAATTTGCAAGTTATTACTTGTTCCTATTCACTAAAACACTTGGTCTTTTAACACTTTCGAGTTTTAGTAACTCTTTAGTTGCATCAATATCGATGAAATTAGTCCAACCAGCTTTATGTAACATAATAGCCGCTTCCCTGATTGTCAGGGAGCCGGTTATTACTCTTTCCCTCAATGATTCGAATATGCCTTTCATTTTTGCTTTGTTTGAATTATTCTTCGTCGTCATAGTCTGAATCAAAGATGCGAGCAACCATATCGACAATATTTTCTTCTATATCCTCGGTAGAACCTGTTACAGCATTAGCGATATTTTTCTTCTCTTGAATTATTCGATAAACCTTTTCGTCAATAGTGCGCCGACCAAGGAAGTAGTAACAGGTAACAGAGTCTTTTTGCCCGATACGGTGTGCCCGGTCTTCACACTGACAGCAATCAGCATACGTCCAAGGGAATTCAACAAAAGCGACATTACTTGATGCAGTAAGCGTTAAACCAACTCCAGCCGCTTTTATCGAGCAAATGATTATATCCGCTTTCGGGTTGTTCTGAAAAGCGTCTACGGCTCTTTGCTTCTCGTCCTGTGAGTCTCTTCCGGTAACCGATACAGCGGTAGGAAAATAACGTTTCAGTTGGTCTACAACTTCATGAAGCGAACAAAAGAGAATTATCTTCTTTCCATTCTCTCGGAAGTCTTTCACAAATTCAATCACATCACGTACTTTGCCGCGAGCGGAGATCTGCCGTAGAATATTGATACGTACCATCACTTCACCGCGCATTGCCTTAGCTATCTTATCGTCGTCAGCATCCTTGTATTTCTGTAGATACATAATAAGGTCGCGTTCTGCATCCATATACTCTTTGCGGTTTGTAATTTCGCAAGTATTCACCTGCCGTATTTTATCGGGAAGATCTGTGAGGACAAGTGACTTTTCACGACGAAACATACAGTACTTCCATAGGTTAAAATTCAATTCTCTCAAATTTGATGCTTCTCTCTGTCCGGAACAGTATCTATCAACAAATGGTTTATATCCACCGAAATCGTTCATTCGGTCTAAAATAGCCAACTGCGGAATCAAATCTTTAGGCCGATTTACCACCGGTGTTCCCGTCAATTCAATAACCCATTCTTTGCCGGTACAAATACCTTTGCAAAACTTAGCCTGCTGGGTTGATGCAGATTTGCAACGATGGCTTTCATCAATGATAACAGACTTGAATAAATTGATTGAGTTTCTAAATTCCACATCTCGCAGCGTCCAGCCTTCAGCTTTCTTTATACGTTGTACAAAGTACTTCTTTAATGATTCATAGTTAACAATAAATACCTGATGCATTCCTGTCTGAAAGAAAAAAGTCCATGTATCACGTACCTTGTCGGTTAGGATCATCGCCTTTTTATCCGTAAATTTTTCCCATTCACGTTGCCAGTTGATTTTTAATGATGAAGGGCATACAACAAGACAAGGAAAAGCGTCTGCGAGGTTAATTGTTGCTATACTCTGCAATGTCTTACCGAGTCCCGGTTCATCACAATTCATAAACCGTTTTAGTTCTAGTCCTCGAGCAATGCCTTTAAGCTGATAAGGATAAGGCTGGATTTTCAAATTGTGCGGAACGGTTAAATCCGGCAATTCCGGAATATCATAAGCAATATCTTCTTCCTTTTTTTCTGTACCATTTACCCAATTGATATTCTCAAATTGTCGTATTTGATAAATCATTCTTTCAAGGTCAACCCTACTCCGAGTTGGAACTATCCAAACTTTTTTAGCACCATCAAAACGTCTTCCGGGAATTTGTCTGACCCTATCTACAATGGAAGGCTTATACTTGAATGATAATTCAAAGTTATCTCCTTTTAATTCGATATTCATGATTTAGAGTATTTTATAGGGGGATAATTCCCCCCTATGGTGATTGTAAGTTATGCGGTCGCGTCAAGAGGTGCAGGAGCATCTATCTGTTTTTTTCGCCCTCTC